ATAATATTATTTCCTAATAACTTTCCTAATTTATTACCTATTAAACTAGATTTAGCCTTCGCAGCATCTTCCTTCCAAGGTATAGTATGCTCAGGATCTGCCCATTTACCACCTCTAGGTCCTAAATAAACAGCTTTTTGCATTTCATTTATATTTCCTTTAGCCTGTTTCAATCGTCGAGTAACTACAAATTTATTTACATCTTTATTCTTTTTACGAGCTTCTTTCTTAGACTCTTTAACTGCGTCCGGTATTACCAATTCTTTAACCGGTATAACGTTTTCACCAAATTGATAGTCTTCAATTTTTCCATAAACACCTTTATTGTCTTTTTGCTTCTTACGTTTTTTCAATTCCTCTTTTCCAAGTTCTAATATATCTTTATACCTAATAGTTTCACCACTATTAGGCTTTTTAACATTAGTACCTAAAAAGAAATTCAAACCAGAGCCTGGGCCAGGAGAAATATCATATGATGATTTAATCATTTCTTCTCGAACAATTCCTATACCACACCACCTTTTAAATGCATCAATATCCATCGAACTGCAATCATAAATAAACTTATCTGGATTATCATAATTCATTCTATATACACTCAATGCATGTTCTTCATTACGAAAACCAAGCATACACTTCTGTTCATCGTATAATTCATTATTAGGATTCTTTTGATCTATTACGTAAACTACCGGAGAATCTTTGAACGGTCCTACAAACACATCTAATTCTTCTTCATCCATGGAAGTAGTTTTCTTAACAAATCCGTAAGAAGCTCCATACATAATAGTTTCACCAATAGACCCGTCCCCATTAATCCATTTACGCTTATCTCCTTCAGGAGTTTCAATTGCTATAGGAATTCCTTGAAAAGTAATATCTATCTTAGCTTTCAAAGATTTATAGAAAATATTTTCTTCAGCTAATGATCTTTCTAATTCCTCAGGTTCTTGGTATACAACACCTAACTCACCTCCAGGAACTAAATCCCCTTCTTCATTGAAACCCCATCCTTCTGGAACACTAATCATATTGCAAACACAATTAGGATGAACTGGTCCAACTACAGTTTGCCAATCATTTTGTTTTCGCCCCACATTACTTCCATGTTCTTCTAAAGTAGATAATTTGAAAATACGTGGCTGTCCATCTGGCCCAATATGCAATCGAATACAATGCTTACATGCCCCAGGATTAGGTATACGAGATACGTAAACATCTTCTCCATATTTCTTTCTAAGGTAATCTGCTTGGCCTTGTTGTGTTGAATACATTATTTCAGTAACAGCAATTCGTTTCATATCCCTGGCCCAATCTCCTGTGGACCAACCTAAATCACTTCGAAGTTTTTCAATACTTTCTCTACGGACAGCATTTAAAGCAGTAAGATTTTTTATCTTATCCTCGTATTCAATCCTAAACCGTTTATCCGCTTCTATTAATGTTCTACCGGTATCTTTCTCTATTACGTTACCTAACCCCATACAATATTGACCGGCGTTCACTTGAGCCATTCGAACAGCTCGTTGTTGTGGTTGCGTAAGTGGTTGTGGATTCTTCTGTATATAATCCGCAAATCTATCGTACGACATTTGATATGCATTAGGATTATTCAATTTACCAAGAATTTGTCCGTATTCATATACTTTCCTAATTAATTCTTTAGATTCCTTATTCAATAAACCTTTTTCACGTAATTCATCAATCACGTCATCCGGTAAAGCACTATGCCCAATTGTATTAGCTATAAATGCATTGTGGTGTAATTCAATTATGTCTTGAATTTCTAATATCTGATCTGGTGTTAAAGGCATATCTACCTCAATATTACTTGCTTATTAAAACCTTCAAAACGTTTCGTATCTGTCCACATCCGAAGTACTCCTAATCTAAGAAATTTTATAATAATTTCTTGACTTGGCTTAACAAATAATCCTTTTCGTAATTTAGGTTTTCTAATTATCTCTGTACGGTATCTTTGCTTTAAAAATATGTCACTATAATAGGTACTTACCCTAACAAGTCCTGCGTAATCAGGTATGTGCTCTAAAGATTGATCAATTGATAATATATCAGGTACAGCAAACCATAGATATTTAATAAATTTAGAATTATGGTTATGCCATTTCTTCTTATCGGCTTTTAAGTCTGATAAAGTTACTTTTATTTCTACTTCATGAAATATCATTGCTTTAGATAAACAAAGCAAATCAGCTTCATGTTTAAGCCCTAAACCCCATCCTACATTTGGAACAACTGCATATCTGCCAAAATCGAAAAGGTTATCTTTCCTGGTAAATGCATATTGCATTCTAGATTCACACCATTTCTGGATAGAAACTCTATTCATTAGGTCCTATTTCCACAAATAATTCATCATTATATTCTTCAAATATTACTTCTGTACAAATAAATCCAGAAGCTTTTTTATGCCCTCCTCCACCGAATGCTTGGGCAATTAATGACACGTCTATTTCTTTTTCAGTATATAAAGATACTCGGTATTTATCTTCACACTGAACAAAGGTCATTATTAGATCAATTGAATCGGTATACCGTATATCGCCTTTGACTACAGACGAATTACAAAAACCCTTATTAAGGCATAATACTTTATATAAAGATTCCTCATATTCTAATGAAGCAATAAACCCATATTTACTAACGTATTTACGGTCTTGGATACTTTGGTATTTTTCAATAATTTCCCCATTATTGATAATTTGTTTAACTATAGCATCTGATACGTCATCCGGCTCTAATAAATCAAGCCATTCAGAATTATACGGTCCTAGATTATATAAACGCATGCCATATTGAAAAGGTATTGCCTTTTTATCATTCCATTCAGAATTATACGGTCCTAGATTATGCAAACACATTCCATATTGAAAAGGTATTGTCCTTTTGTCAGTATGGTCCCATACATCATAACGCCCTAATAATCTAACAGCTAAAGGAATATTAGAATAAGTAATTCCTGTATGAAAATACATATAAGTTAATTCGCAAGCAGCAAAGTCAATATCCCTAACACCTTGGATATCTTTGTTCCTATTTACTACACTCGCATGGTGATCAATCCAAATTAAATCAACCAAACTATTTAATCTTTCCATATCTTTTTCGCGTAAAGAAAAGTCAACCATCACTACTTTGGCATAAGGAACACAATTTTTCCTATCTTCTTCTGTCATTTCATTTTCATCTACAAATGACCAAGGGAAATCATCTCCATAATCCATTCCATGCAACATAATATTGCTGTCTATAGAAGCGCCTTTTGCATCAAAAAAGTAATTAAAAACTATAGCAGCTGAACATGCTCCATCTAGATCGGCATTATGATAAATACATAATATTTTTTCACACATAATTACTCCCTTTCATCTTCCTCTATTTCAACATCTTCTTCATGTACTTCCAAAAATACCTCAACCGGTTTTTCTTTTTCTCCCCATAAATAAATAGATCCTACTTGTGGGATAAAATCCAAAACTGCTTCAATAGCAGGGTCATCCGCAACTACTCCACAATGTTCTTTACCATCCGGTAACTCAACGGTCCAATTAACTTCTATTATACCACTTACTCTTATGCTCATTTTATATTCCTACTTTCTTCTATTATGATCTCATTCCAAGCATCTTTTAATCCATCCGGTATAGGGAACCATTCAACATCTACTTCATTATCGTCATCAAAATCTTCATTCATTTCTTTATCAAATTCTTTTTCCATTACGATACCTTCCATGTTTCCGGTTTATGCCCTAATAAATCCATAATCTCTTCTAGGTAGAAACCACCTCTTTGCGCGATTCTTTCAGCAGATTGTACGGCATCCCATTTCTTTGTATATGCTTCCCAAACCTTTAGATGATCCTCCCATGAAATAGTTCCATCTGGAATCCCTAATAACCTACTACCAATAACTCTAACTCTTTCCATTACATAACACCTTTCCAAAGATTCTCATTTGCACCAACACTTTTTGCCCATTGTTCAAACACCATAGGATGTATATAACTCGCTTTTGCAATTGCTGGCGTATTATTTAATATAGTAGCTACTTTTTTACTTGTATCAAACAAAGCTTTTGCCAATAACCGTTTATCCTTTTTAACATCACCTGTTAGTGGAGGAGGCTCCTCCACTTGCTTCAACAATCTTTCAGCCGATTCTGTAGCCTTAATAGTTCGAAGATCTTTAACCTTCATTCCTTTTGGTAAAATATATTTTACCTTATCTAACGAACCAGGATTGAATAATCCACTGCCTTCTTTTGTATTATCTATATAATGTTTTAAAACTTTTACCGTTACAGGATTCTGGACCACAGTAATGTTCTCCTTACCTTCTTTACCAATAAAATTCAAAACAACCATCTTATCATTAATGGATACATGCTCTCTTTGTAAAGTACTTATCCCGTAGTGCCCATGCTTCTGAACACTTTCAATACTTCCAGGGCGTAACCCTGTTTCGGCAATAATAGCCAATATTGTATGGCCTTGATGTTCTATGCTTCCAGGACTTCCTTTAATTAATTTCTCATTCAACGCGAAAACAATACCTTTCTTCTTATTCCTAAATTTATGTATTCTATCCCATTTCTTTTTTGCATTCATTTCATGGAATTTAGGAGTATATCCACTTTGAATCTTACCCCTAACATCTTTCCAAGTAATAATTGCTTTACTATTTATATCTCCTGAAAAATCAGTCCTTATCTCAGAAACAGGTATAATTGATTGCGGTAATTTATCAACTTTCAATTCCTTTAATTTATCCTGAACACCTTGTGGTAGTTGTGATCCAGGGGGATCTCGTTTAATGGGTTTATTTTCCTTTTCTTCTTTATAAGGTATGGTATGCTCAGCATTGGCCCACCTACCTCCCTGAGGACCAATGAATAAGGCTTTTTGTAAATCAGACATGTCTAAAGTAAATCCTTTACGTATCTTAATTATACCAGGATCTCCTTCTAGTATGGTAACATTAATTCCTTGTTCCCTTAAATTCTTCATCGCTATTTTTGCGTCATCTTCATCAATAGAGAAATTAGTTTGATAAATATCATGAATAGGATCTGAATCTACTTTTTTAAGTTTTATATTCTTTGCCGATACATAAGACAAACTAGACTCTGCGTCTTTTACACTTTGAGACTTAGGAGGTCTACCACGTTTAGATATTTCATTAGTTGTGGAGGGAATAGCTTCTCGTTTAAAAGTAGGAGGCGTTTCCTTTATTGCAGTTCTCACAATATTTTTAGATCCAGGAGGTCTTCCTCTTTTTTTCTTTTCAGGTTCTTGAATAGTTAATGCAGGAGAATCAACCCGCTCAAATGGAGAAGGTGTCTCTTTTATTGCGGTTCTCACAATATTCTTTGAACCAGGAGGCCTTCCACGTTTCCTTTTAACAGGCTCTTGTACTTCTATTTTTTCAGGTTTAATTTTAATCACACCTTGTTCTTCTTTGTTCTTTTCATCATATTTATTTAAAATATTTTTAAGTTCCTGTATCCTATCATTGTGTTGACTTATTTGTGCATTATATGTAGTTGTCCTTTTACGTGTTATATCACCTGATTGCCAATCCTTTAACTGCCTTTCCCTCAATTTTTCAATTTTCTTTCGCGTTTCATTAATATCTCTTTTTATGTCTACTATATCTTTAGACACATCATCTATTACAGGCTTTTTTACAGGTTCTCGAATTATCAATCTAGGCTTTTCTTTTTCCACTGCCTTATACCGTATATCGAAATCAAACGTATTATCCTTATTAAATTCTCCTATCGAATTTATATAACTAACTGTAGAAGGAGTTCTTTGTATAACCATAACAGGTTCAACGCTATTTATACCTGTATGAGTAGGTTTAAATTTAATTTCCCTATACTCTGAAAATGCTTTAGGATCTACACGATCCCAAAGATCATAAAATTCCTGCATGCTTAATTTGGATTCTAGATTACGTGATCTATCAAATAAAGCATAAGAAAAATGTCTGTCTTTACCATAAGACTTTATTCTCTGTATTAATTCTTTATCACTTAATTGGGAATCCGGTATAACAGATCTAACCACAGAAACCATAGGCTTTTGTTCTTGCTTAGGCGCTTCAATTGGAATAACCGGAACTTCAGGTTTACTTTCAGAAATAGGCAATCCCTTTTCTTCCTCTATTGGTGTCTTACCTCCATGTATCTTATTCAATATGTCACTGATCGTTAAAGGCTTATTCATCCAGTCAATTTCTTCTTTAGTAAGTTTCTTTCCTTGGTTTATCTTTTTAGATAACTCATATTTCCTTTTAATGATTTCCGTAACTGAAGAATCAAATAAATTATTTGAAGCAGTGACCCAATAAACATTTACATTGTTCTTTTGTCCAATCCTATGCGCCCGGTCTTCGGCTTGTCGTAAATCAGCAGCAGTCCAAGGCAAGTCATTAAAAATTACCTTATCTGCTGCTGTCAAAGTAGCTCCTACAGCCATTGACTGGCGAGTAGTTACAAATACCCGTTTTGTGGATATAAAATCCCCGTTACCATCTACTCTTTGAAATTCTTCCTTTACCGCTTCCCTTTTATCATCACTCATCTGACCATGGTGTAATAGGGAAACATCGCCCAATTCCTCATTAATCTTTTTCGCCGCCTCAACTGAATCAGTAAATACAATTATTTTGGAATCAGAAGAATTCAGAATTTCTTTGGCTAAATCAATTGTAGCAGGAACTTTACCAATCGCTACAGCTGCTTTTATCCTGGCAATGTCTCCAATATCTTTATCCGCCCCATAATCTGGTAAATTAGGTATATCCTGCTGAATAATAGAAGTGGTTTTCTCTGGTAAATCCTTCAAAACTTCTTCTTTGCTTCGCGCAATATAAAAATCTTTCATATCACGCCACAGCCCTCCAATAGTCGCAAACTTTATTTGATTCTTTGAAGTAAATTTACCAGGAGCAACCACCTCTAACTGGGTAAATAGTTCCTCTTTTTTATTCTTAACAGCAGTTCCAGATAACAGAATATGATGCTTTGTTAAAGCTGCAACTTTTTGAATAGCCTTGGTTTGCTTCGCTTTAGGATTCTTCATTCTATGTGATTCGTCCACCACTACTGTATCAAACCCAGCATCCTTTAAATAAGGATAAAATTTACCTAATGATTCATAGTTGACCGTTACAATATTTTTATCGTTGAGATTTGGAACCCTATTATTTCTTATGTCAGCAGATACTAACTCTGTCCCATTAAACACCCCTGGAAAAAACTTGTCTGCTTCCTGTAACCAAGTTCGTCTAACGACCTTCGGTACAACTAATATTGTTTTCTTATTCCCTTTTGCTAACCAAGCCAAAGTTTCTAACGTTTTCCCAAGTCCCATCGAATCTCCGATTAAAGCATTCCCATCTGTTTTATCTAAAAAATGAACGGCCTCATTCTGATAAGGGAACAATGCATACTTACTGTCTAATAATTTTTGTACTTCCGGAATTGGTTTTTGTAACTCGGCTTGATACCGAGCTCTTTCATTTTGCGCTTCTTTTAAACCTTCTTCATCTATGTACAATTTATAATTAGGTAATTGCTTTTTGATTTGGTGGAGAGCTTCCTCAACTAGATTCAACTCATGTGTTTCCCTCGCCCAAGCATTATCTTTATTTGCATAAAAAATACCAGATAATCCTCCAGTTTTATTTGAAAACAAATCATTGAACTCAGGAGAATATGTAGACCAAAAAGCAAATTTATCTTTCCCTATTTTCTTAAGAACAATGGCATCCTTAATTGTTCTATTTCTAATCTGTTGTAAAGCTTCATCTGGAGTAAGGTCTTTATCTTCTTTTTCCGATAATTTTTGTTTTCGTTCCCCCTTAATCGGATGGACCTTAATTCCTATTTCCCCCATATCTTTTTGATATGCTCCAAAATCAAAATCATTTAAATACTGTTCTTTTACAAAATTCTCACCATTGCTAAACCATACATTATGTTTTCTATTTATTTCGCGAAATTTATTAAACGTCTCTCTATCTACTCGGCCATCAACCGGTAAAGTCAAACTGCCCCAAGTTTTATTGTAATAAGGTTTTATATCAGCTTTGAAACCTTTTCCTTCTCTGGTATCATTTAATCCTAATTTATAGTATTCCTCAATTCCATATCCACCAATAATTTGTCTTTTGTATTTATGTAGTAATTGCCTTTTAGCATTTAGGCCAGAAACAGATCTCCATATCTCCATATCTATACGATTAAAACCTGTATCATCTACTTCATGGGGATTAATGGCTTGATGATGATATAATCTATCCCCTATCGCATCTAATTTACCATCCGCTTCTTCATCACTATACCGTTCTCCTTTATCATTGTATCCATGCTCTTCTTCCTTCCAAGGTATAGTATGCTCAGGATCAGCCCATTTACCACCTCGAGGACCAATAAAAGGTCCTCTTTGTGCTTTCATCAATGCGTCATTATAATCTTCAACATAGGAATCTGTTGCTACATCATAATGAAAATACGAAACTCCATCATCTATTCCTTTATTTAGTCCATCTGCACTCAACACAGTATTTGGTTTTATCTGGATAGCTCTATCGTCCCAAAGCTCTTCCATGTGTAGATCTTTTTCGTATACTACAGGTAATTCCTGCCCTATATATTGCTTACACCATTTTCTTATCGCAGAAATAGATGCGCGAAAATCACTTGAATTAGGATTGGCCCTAGCTGTCATAATTTTGACATTTTTATTTTCGCCAATCCATTCTTTCACCCTATCAACCATTCTAGGAATTGGATCTCCTATAGAAGCAGGACCTTTATATCCATGGTACTCTGCTAAAGTCCCATCTAAATCAACGCCAATCCAAGACTCACTAGATCCAATACTTTTATTTAATTTTCCTTTATTTAGAATCCTATTTATATCGGAAAGCATTGCCTCGGTTTGATCTTTATACCCTAATTCCCATTGCTTCAATACTTCGAGTAAAACAGGATTAGTGAATAATTTATCTTTATCGTCTATAGCCTTAATTAAGCGATTCTTTAATTCAGGATCTACTTCACCAATATACTCAGCAATAGACTTCACTAAAGAAACTTTTTTAATCAAAAGTTCTTCTTTATTTGCTTCTATTTGTATATGCATTTTAGTTACTATGAGTTACTGATGAATCAGCAACTGAAGAAGGTTCATGGTACTTATTTATTCCTAACCATGCCACTATTGATAACAATACTAGTATCAATGCCTCAATTAATCTAATTTTTAAATTAGTGGATAATATAAATTTTTTATTTGATTTAGGAGAATTGGAATCAAATAAACTAGATAATTTATTCCCTATAACCTTCTTTTCTTTACGATCCCAAGCCTTATATAATGGACATGTGTCTTGTGCTAACCTAATACCATTCTCAATTAAACTAGGTATTTCTTTTATAACAGGTAATACCTCTTGTGAAATAGTTCTTTCTAATCTTTCCATATTAACTGCTTGAGTACCAACCGCCACCGATTGTTTAATAACTACCTCATTAAATCGAGTAATTTGGGCATCCATTTGACTTGTGTAAAGTTTTAATACTTTTTCTATATCATCTTTTCCAGCCATTTATCAATTCCCCCAAGCACAATAAAAACCAGTTAAAGCGCCACTAGAAGCTTCGATGCTTAAACTACTGATTAAAGCGTTCATGAAAAAACTAGCTTTAGGATACGTCACGTCTACATGCTTGATCAAAGACACAGGAACATTACTTCCATTAATAGTCAGTTCACAATCATTATTGACCACAATTAAAATACCCTTAACTGTATCTATATCACCAAAGGAAAGAGTTTCCGTTCCATCCGCAGATATAGCAATTGTACCCGAACAATACTTATCATAATCTGAAACAATTACTTTGGCTAGGTCATTAGACAATCCAAAGTATAGATCACTAGTATCCGTTCCTTTAATAATTCTAACGTTAATCGTATGTTCTAATTTCATGACACACTCTTTTCAAAATGATTTATATCACATTCATTTTTTAATTTTACTATAGGATCTATTCGTCGCGTTATCTTTATCCTGCATTTGTATATATCACGACCATTAAGTACAACTATCCTACGAACAAATTTACAATTTCTACAAATAGACTTTACTGACTTAGGCATTATTCCTCCTATTGGCATAAGCGTTTTCCCAATCAAGGCATTTATCATAAAATGCATCATTTGTAGTATGCTTGGACGCTTCGTAAATTAATCGCTTGGCATCAAAAAGTAATGTCTCATAGTAATCAATAATCTCAGAAGAAGTATGCAACCTCATTAATGAATTGGCGTAACGATCAACCATGTACTTGTCCATTGTATTCTCCATTATAATCTAACACTCCATACTAAACTTTTTTTAGTATCTTCTTCCTCTTCATTATCCGAAATATCGTCTTCCGTATACTTAGATAACAAAGACCTTATATCTTGTTCCCCATTATCTTCTTCATTCCCATCCTGTACCATACCATTTTCATTTTCACCATTCTCTTCTTGCTGTGCCATAGCTTGGGACTGTTGCTTATTCTGAATATATACTTGATTGAGTATAATATCTCCTTGTCCATCCGGCAATGGTGGCCTGTCTTCTTCTGCTCGTAATTCATTTACAGTAACATATGTCTGAACCCTTTTCTGATTTCTTGTAGCGACCGTATCCTTTGTTTCTGCATCAAGTCCCATAAACTCAAAAGTAAAATCAGGATTAATGGGCTCAACTATATGAATTGTAATTAATTCAGCTATATCATTCAATAAAGGCCGTAAGCCACGTTCTTTACTTTCAATAATCTTATCAGCGGAAGAACTCTCAACTAATGCTCTCGACTGACCGGTATTACCATAGTTGAAATTAATCTCTGCTGGGTCAGTAGCATAGACACCACAAGCCTCTTTAATTAGGAAATCCATCCATGCAGAGAACTCCATATCTCTATGTGTTTGCTGCATATTAATCCATTCGATTCCCTCCGTATTAGTGATTGGTGTTTTCCATGCATTGTTGACTGAAGAAAGTAAATTATACCAATGCCTTTTAAATTCAGCAAATTGCTTGACATTAGTAGCTCCTTTAAAATTCAAAATACCCTTTGCACTTGAACCATTTGTAAAAAACTTTTCATTGTACTGGTGGCCATACAATAATGATGTAATGGTGGACACTAATAATTCTAGCTCACTTATTCCATATCCTTGTAGTCTAATATTTGTATTTGGATGTCTTACACCAAATACCATTTCACCTTGTGTATACTCATTAATCACTACTCCATCATAAACCTGTACATACCTTATTTCTTTTACGTTGTCCTCATTATTAAATACATTTCCATTGTCTGCAATTCTGATGGTAGCTGCGTCAGTAGCATACCATTCAGCCGGAAGTCCTTTCCTATTTGGGACTATTTCAAAACACATTTGATCGTAAATAAGGGTATCAATGGTTAGTTTTTTTAAAAACGTTTTAAAACTATCCTTTCCCCTTGGGTTATCAGTGACTCCAGTATTCAACAAAACATTATTCATGTACGCAATAAACTTTTGCTCTTCTTTAGTGGTATTTTTATCCTTGTCCTTCAATGCAACCTTAAACCCTAATGAAAACCTATCCTGCTGTGGGACACCAAAATTTGCTATTTGATTCATTCGCAAAAACACAATTGCTTGAACAATTGGCAACTTACAAAAAATATTCCATAGAGTAGAATACGTAATAGAAGAAGGACGGTCCTTGTATCCAAATTGCTCAACTATAGAATACGGGTCAAAGAAAATAGATTTCGGATCATTATCCGCCTTTTGCACAGGATTAGATATTTGCTGAGATTGAGCATTAATGGATTGCCTAGTCTGCTCAAGCTTAGCTTTTATCAAATCCGTAGCAATCGGCACTATTTCTTGGAAAGTGCTAATAATGCCCATGATATAAAATCCTTATTATATACAACCACAATTAGGACAAACGGTAATCGCTTTACTAAAAACATTGCTGCAATGGCTACACTTTCTAGAAGTAGTCAACGGAACCCCATGTAAAGGAGAATTCATTAAATGTGCTTTATAAAATGAATCATCTGTCATTGATCTAACGGCCATATCGTCTGAAGACATAATTTTATTGTCTATCGATTTTTGAATTGGCTCATCAGGTTCTATATAAACCATTTTATCTTTAGTCAATTGGGCCTTTCTAATTGCTACCTCCCTAGCCATATAATCATGGGTCTGGGAAGCAATTTGTAGGCTCTTTCTGGTGGTATTCTCAATGGGCTTTTTATGCTCATTCATGTTCTTTTCATCTACATCATCGTCTTCAGATAGCTTCTTTACCGAAGGTTTTTGCACACCTCTATCCGGTACATTACTTCCATTGCCCGGATTACCAGAAGACTTTCCTTTTCCATCTAAAGCTTGATCTCCTTGTTCCTTGCCTTTCCCAATAGCAGGCAAGGAATTATCCTCAATCGTAGACTTCAAGAAATTATCTAATATTTCGGTTTCTTCGTTCATTGATTTACTGATTAGTTTCTTATTAAGCAATTCACTTTTTACTAATTGCATTTTATTCCTAAGATTACCTTTTTTTAAATCGATATAAAAC